TACTACAAGTTGACGTTTAGGATCTGGACCTTGAAATTCTACACGACCTGCATAGAAGTTATAAAGCTCAGAACGGAACAACTCAAGAGAGAAACTAGATTTGTTATATACACGCTTAAATGAACTATCAAGCTGCTTCCAAAGACCTACAGATAATCTAATATCATCTGGACCATCTTGACGTACTCTACCTCCATGACCCCACATTAAGTAAGTCTCAATGTCAGTAGCAATCTTAGTCAAGTGTGCTGCTTCCAGAGAAGTAAGGAATGTACGAGATAAATCTCCATTAGCTACTGCACGCTTAACGTAATCTTTACCCATTTTAGCCACCATATCCTCAATGTTAGAGATAGCTGGATCCATAGTTTTATCAAAGTTACGCCAAATCTCAGTTACAGGAACTGTACCATCTGCATTCATTCCACCCTTCATCATCATGTCAGCACGAGAAGATACTGAATAGTGAACGTGAGCTTCTGCACCTCCTACGAAGTTATAGAATTCACGGAACCCTGATTTAGTTTGAATATCAGAGAAACGCTCACCATATTCTCCTCTTGCAGATGACTTACGGAAGAATTTAGTACCATTAGACAAATAAGCATTGTCTAGGAAACGATAGTTGTCATTGTTTACAAGTTGTACTGTATAGATGAATCCATCTCCAATAGGAAGGATATCTTCATCAGGTACAATGTAAAGTTCGACACCATTGTACTTGTCATAAGTAATGATATCACCATGTCCAAATTCACGCTTATTAAGTTTGATTTTGAATGTAGTGCCATCAAGACCTTTAGCAAGATTTGCAGGTTCGATATCTTCGATGATATAAGGAAGATCTTGAGCTACAGGTGTTTGCCACTTGTACTCTCCTCTTACATTATCAACGTTGATAACATTCTTACCACCAAAGGATGACATTTGATAAAGGGGCATTTCAACTTTTTGAGTCATGGCCCAAATGTCTACAGGACCTAAATCCATAGGCTCTGCATCCTTCAGCATGTTTACAAGGTGGTATGAGTCTACGTGAGAAGACGCATTATACTGCGTATCACGTAGGAATATACCATTGTTTAAAACTGGAGTTGCCATTTGTGTTTTGTTTTTGTTTGTTTATATTATTTATTTGTTGTTTACCTCCCAAAGAAGTTTCTTTTAGGCCTATTTAATGTTCTTGCATTACTTGTTCGCCTAGTGTCTTCTGCCTCCTCTGTTGTATTAGAAGAGCTTAGTTTACTTGCTTCTTCTGTCTTCAACAGTCTTACTGTTTTTTCAGTAGCATTTCTTTCCCCTCCTTCTTTCAGTTTACTCTTGTATCCATCTGGGTCTGCGAGTAACCATAGGGCTTCTGCTATGAGGTCATGACGTGGTTCTACCCACTGATATTTTTCAAGTAGATGTCCAAGTAAGTTTGTTTGTCTTCCACTTATTGAAGGATAGTTAGGTTGTACTAGTCCTGAAAATAACAGGTTCTGTACTTTGTTATCTATCTTAAGACCATTAAGATCTCCTTTTTCAAGTGCACGATAAACATTCTCTTGGTATACTTGTGCTTGCTCTTGTTGTTTTTCTCTTGCTTCTTGTTGTTGTCTAATCTTTTGTTCAACAAGTTGTTCTTGCATTTTATCTAAACGTGGTTTAAATCTTTCTGCTTTTACTTCAAGATCACCTCTATCTCTAAGGGCAATAATTTCTTCTTCAATTTCTTCTGCTGTACCATATCTTGTAGCTTGAAGATATGCACGTACTATTTCTTCTTGTCCATTCTCAGTTTCAGTACTTAATTCGCGTACTTCTTCTGCAGCTGCAAGAGCTCTAAACATATTCTTAAGATCTGTACCTCCATTTTGTACATACTCATAAGCTCGTTTAAGCTCATCAGGTAAACTTTGATAGAATGTAGCAGGTACCTCTTCCATTAATTGTTTTTCACGTTCTTGAAAATTTGCTTCAAGAAGTTCTTCCCAATCAGCTTGAGAGTAATCATCTAGCTTCTTACCATCATCAAATGGAAACAACAAACCTTTTTCAATAAGTTTGTTTGCTGTTTCGATCATTACATCTTTTGTTAATGATGGTCTTCCTCCAGGATTTTTAGCAGCTTCTTCTATACTTGTTTCTAACAGATCGCTTAACTCTTCTAAAGTAGGTACATCAGAGGCAGTAGTTGTACTTGATGCTGTTGTATCAGTAGTAGAAGTTCCTGCAGGAGCTGTAGGGGCAGGTTCGTCATTCTTTATAGGCTTGTCAAGGAACGTAGTATCAGTTGTAGTCGCTGAAAAAATATTAGGTTTCTTTTCTGTTGTATCAGAGTTAGGAACCATTATGCTTTCAGGATTTACTCCTAATAAATCATCCAAGTTATCAAACTCGACTTCTTGAACGTTTGTGTTTTCTGTACTCATTTTGTTGGTTTTGTGATTGAGTTTATACTATTAATATAAGCAAATTTAATGAGATAACTTTTATATGTTTAAGAAATATATCTTATATATATAAAAGTTTCCCACTACATAGCTATAATCATTTTTTCTTTTTACTACTAGGTTTTTTCTCAGTCTCTTTTACTGTAGTATCAAACCTATTTTTATTCTCTTGAGCTATATCCATGTCTATCTGTTTCATATTGGTTTGATGATCCATCTTCTCTCTTTCCATGCTTAACTTCTGAGCAAACTGATGACTTTTGTTAATCTCTTTCTCTCTATTTAAATCCATAGTATCTTGATACTCCTGAGTCTTTTTCATAGACTCCATTGTATCTGTAAAGTCAGATTGCATGTTTTGATTAAGATCTTGCATAGACTGATAACCTGCTGCTCTAATTTCTGCAATAAGAACATCTTTTCTTCTGTTCTTCTCTGCTTCTGTAGATTCATGTTCTCTTTCCTGTGCTTTCTCTTGAGCTTGAGATTGGATCTCCATTTGCTTCATCTTCTCAGCTTGAGCATATTCTTCTTGTTTTTGAGCCATTTGTTTAGCTTCAATACCTTTAAGAATATTATTAAGGCTACCCATAGAGTCAGTTTGTAATATATGCCCTAGATCATAGATAGATGCACCTGATGTATTATTAGATACAGCAAGTTGTTTCATTTGCTCTATAACTACACGATGATTAGCTTTAGTAGTACAGTATACATTGATATCTCTCAATAGTAATTCAGTACCATTAATCTCAAAGTTTACTCGCTCATCATTAGAGTTAGACATCTGCATTCTAATTGATGGCTTTGTAGAGGCATAGTATTGTGCTAGATCAGTACGCATCTGATGTACTCTAGGCATCAGATGATCTGAGTGCTGAGTAAAGTATTGTTCAGTCTGTGCATAAGAACCTGCAACAGCTTGTTCTATACCTGTAGCAGTATTAGTTTGACCTAATTGTTGCCCTAGACGTTGTGGTGTAATACCTATTACCTCAAATGCTTGTTGTTTGAAGAAGTTAGCAAGCTGTATACGAGATAGCATACGTTGAGTCTGTTCTAGGTTAAGTACCTGAAAATGATTGAAGTTAAGGGCGTTTTCTGTATTAGTAATAGAAGTATCTAATGGTAACATACCAAAGTCCTTCATTGCTACATATGCCTTAGCTAAGTTATTCTTACCCCAGTCTTCTCCTAGTGAGTGTTGAGGTAAAGTATTTTGATCTAATAATATTACAGATCCAATTTCATCTACAAGGATATCAGCTATCTGGTTATTTACAATGTTGTAGGCAATTTGAAAAGGTTTCATTAAGTCTACTAGAGATATGGACTTGGTATTTCTATCAGAAAATACTCTTCCTTCTACAGGAAGTTTGCATCCATATAGAGTATTATCACCTTTGAACTGAAACTTCATAGGCTTAATTCTATTCTGCATAATGCCTAGATAGATAGGGTTAATACCTCCAGGGTTTTGCATACCCCACCAAGAAGGCATGTTAGGGCCTATTTTAACACCACCATAAACTTGATTAATCCATATCCAATCTACATGATCTCCAAAAACTAGATTATCCTTTGTTTTATTTTTAAAGAATGTAGTGTCGTACATTGGTTTATCTATGACCTTGTAGTTTTCATCTACGATAGATGTAGTAACTTCTCCATCTTCACCAATCTTAGTAAGGTGACCTACTTTACGTTGAGATTTCCAATATGCTGTAGTCACGCGTAGCATGTGCGCAGTACCCATGTCATAGTAGTCTTCAGACTCACCCATGATCCAGTTGATGATATCTCCACCATTATAAACAAAGTTATCATACATAGAAGTAAACTGACGATACTCTAATGAAGGTCTATTAACGTTCCACTCATGAGATCTAGTAGCATCATAATAAGTACCATCATTCTGATATCCCTGAATAGGATATCCAGCAGATCTTACAGGATAAATAGCTTCTATAGACTCAAGCTGTTCTTGAGACATAACCCATCCATACTTATCAATGATATCTGATGCAGTAAGCATCTCTATTTTACCTACCCAGTTGCCTTGAGATATATATCTTACATCAGGAGACTTGTGGTAGAATGTAAGAACAGGATTCCATAACTCAATGTTATAATCATCCTCAAGCATTTGAAAATGCCAAAACTCCCTATCTGTAATAAGCGCATCTTCAAATGCACGTTCTTCTAATTCATCGAGCTTAAACCTTTCTTCATCTATGTTATATTGCTTTTGAGCCCATTGCTCAGACATAGTAACATAGTTCTTAGAATAAAACTCTTGTATTTCAGGTAAAGATTTAATTGCTTCAGGAGAAAAAGCCTTTTTAACTTCAGGATCATTAGGGTCTGCACCCATCTCTATCATTTGAGCTGCTAGCTTTTGTTCAGCTACTTGCACTAATGAAGATTCTATCTCTGTTCGCTTAGCTTCTAAAATCTCATTATAAGTATATTGATCAACAGCTCTAAAGTTAATTTTGGTATTTCTTTTAGCAAACTCTGCTGTAAGTACCTTAACTACATTAGGAATAATAGGATAGAATTTTAACTCTAGTGCCCCTAATTCTTCTCTTGCTAGCTGATCAACTATATCTCTATACTCATTATCTTCTTCTACAAGATAATCAGTTTTATCAATAATACCTTTTGCAAGTTTATAGTTCTTCATTAATCTTCTTGCATTTCTACGAATTTGCTTAAGGCCTTGCCATTCTAGCCAATCCATGTTCCATGCTGTCCAATCATCATCTTTATCTTTTGCAGGTAAAAATTGTAAAGGTTGAGTAATATTACCCAATCTATTATACTCAGATTTCTTACCTGACTTGAGCTGAAGTGCGTTTAATATTTCCATTATTTAAATCTTCTATAAGGCATTCGTGGTGTTCTTTTACCTGGTGCACTACTACCCCTTCCCATATGACGGAAAGGGCTATTATTTAATTTATACAAATTTTCTGAATTTTGCAACTTTTTAGTACGTTCATCATCAACTCTTTTTGAATATCCTCTATTAGATTGCTGTACTTTAGCAAAAGCAATTAAAGCTGCTAATGACACAAGTCTATCGACGTTAACACCAGGTCTATATTGCTCCATCTCAACAAGTGCCATATAATCAGGAAGTCTTTCTATACCATAAGTTGTACTTTTAATATCTCCATCATCATTTACTTCTTGATTTATTTCTTCTGTTAACCAACTAATTAGATAACTAAGTAAGTGAGACTTAAAGATGGTTCCTGTATTTTTCCATCCATAATCTGCATAAACTGTTTTATTATATCCTATATCTTTTAAGAAAACAATTTGATTCTTAGGTACTAAGTATTTTTGTTTTCTCTTTTCAATCATATATTGTATAAACAAAGAAACGTTATTTTCTACAATTGCCCATGCATTATACCATTCAATAATAAGTTCTAACTGCTCATGTGTTTTAGATAAGTCATCATATCTACCACACCATGATGCAACAATCTTATCTCCTTCTGCTAAATTTTCTACTCCTCTATCTGTTAACTTAGTTACCTCTACTGGATTCTTGTATATATAGATAGAGCATAATGATTCTGATGTAGTTGTATTATGTGTAACTATAGCATGTTCTGTAACATAAAGATTATCTGGAGCATCAACTGATATACAAACAGCTTCTGCATCTTCAATATATTGAATATCAGTTATGTGTCTACTAAAAACTTGAGAAGGTTTATAAATCTCTCTTTTTCTTTTTAAAATAAATGGTTCTAAATAAGATGGTAATAAAACTCTTACAATATATGAATCAAGATGTGTAGTTTTTTTACATCTTATTTTTGCTATTCCTCCCAATGATTGTACTAATTCAACAACTTGATAAGCTAAAGTTTTAGATGATGAGTAAAATTCTGCCCCATGATTTGTGCAAGAACCATCTGTATCCATTAAACCCTGTAATAAAGCTAGTCTATGAAAACCAAAAGAATACATATATTCTTCAGGAATAAACTTGTCTTTAGATGTTTTACCTTTTAAGCCTAATTCCTTTAACTTTTGCGACAAGGAATTTCTTGATCCAACTGTTGTAGTAATTGCATAATCACAATGAGAGTTTTTTACTTTTTTTATTATTAAGTCTTTAGGTAATAAATGCTGGATTGCTCTTACCAATTCCTCATCAACTGTACTAAATCTTATAGATCTTTGTGACAATCCACCATCCCCTAAAAGTAACCCCAATAGGTATGGATTTATCGGCACATCTTTAGAAGTGTTAAATTCAATTGGTTTAACAATAGGTATAGACCATCTATTTCTATTTTGTTTATCTTTGTAATATGTAGAAATTGTATATTCTTTTTTAATATTTCTACCTGTGCCTTTATATGTGATTGTCTTTTTAGTATCTAATAGATTTTTTACAGAAAGTGTAATATACCCTTTTGTTCCACCATTTAATTTTACATTCCATAAGTGATCTTCACATACTTTAATACTATGACCATCACTAAATGTTATATTACACATTTTTTTAATTCCTTGTGGATATATACCAATTACATTAGTAGATTTTCCGTTAGAACCAATCACTTGATCTCCTATTTGTATATCTCCTATTCTTTTTCTACCTGTTGGAGTATATAACATATTATCAACATGCTCTGCTTTACCCTCTGACACAGGGTCAATAGATGCATAGTAAGTTCCCCACTTAGACTCAGGAATAGGTCTTTCGTATACTACAATGACGCCTCTTTTATCCTCGCGTTTTTTATCTACTGGGAATTCTGTTATTGGTAGTCTTCTAGATATGTTTGATTCTATAGTTCCTGATATAGTTCTTTCTAGTTCTACAAATTCATATGGATATTCTTTATCTTCTATACGTTTCTTTTGACTACCTATGAGTAATAATGGAAATATTGATTCATCCCTAAAGGCAAATGCCTCTTTTATATTCATAGGGTGCTGAGAGATGCGTAGCTGATAAAGTTCAGGAGATAAACTATCCTTCCATTCTTTTCTTATTTTAAGAATAGCTTCTATGGCTTCTTCTACAAGGGAGTTGCCGTATTTATCAATGTAGGGTGGCATAGACCATTGCTCAGGAATAAACAAAGCTGTTTTTCCTACTGCACCTGTTTCATCTATAAGATTAGATTCTACAGAGTACATACCATTAGCATCTGGATTTCTTGTAAATCCTTCTAGTGGCTTACATTGTGATAAATCACCCACAGATCCTGCACAAATAAATAGTCCTGTAGTAATTTCTCCTGACTGCATTGCAGGTCTTAAGTATTCAAAGGTTTTATCCATTGTAGGAGCAATACCTGCCTCTTCATAAAAGAAGTATGAACATGGACCCCCTACACCTTTTGTATCTGATTGTTCAAAGGACATACCTTGTAACATTCCCTTTAGTCCCTTCTCTTGCTTTCTACCATTTTCTGTTACTTCAATCTTCTGCTGCCATGTAAGTACTTTACCTGGATTCATAGGTCTATACCATGCTGTCTTAGAGTTAAGAAAAGCACGATACTCATCTAAGAATTTCCAAGATCCTTCAAGACCAATATAATCTTTAAGAGATGCTCCTAACTTAAGTATAACACCAGGTTCAAACCATATTTGATTAATAAACTTACCCATATGAAAATATGAGGAAGCAATCTGACGTTTCTTTAGTATAGAAGCGTGTTTATAGTTTAACTCTGCGAGACACTCGTATAGTGCCATATGATATTGTGCATCACGCACACTTGCGAAGTCAAAGTTCTTTTTTTCCTTATCGTATATTGGAAGGAAATTAAGCCACATGTAGTAGTCACGTGGTAGGTACCATGTATTGTCTCCATTTATAAATATTACACCTTTACGACATTTATCTTTTTGATCATTCCAGTAAGCAATAAAGTCTTTACTCATATATGCTGCTAAGCAATATACTTCTCCATTTTTTTTAAACTTTCGTGCTTGTTCATTAAATACATAAGCTGTATCGTCAAAATTATATAAACCTGGTTCTTTAAATAGTGGTAACAAAAATTCTACAAAGTCTTCTCTTGTAAGAAATTCTTTTTGAGTCCAAATACCATTATCCCAACAGGGAATTATATATTCAGGTATATCATTATAACTGATCATATCCTAAGTTTTGACCTCCACGCACTGATGTTTTACTTTGTTCTGCTTCCAGGTCTTTTAGAACTCCTTTAAAAGATTCTCTAATTGACTGAAAGTTTTTTGCTGCTGTTATAAGAGAGTTAATATTCCCATCTCTACCAGCAGTAATATTAGCAGTTTCCATATAATAACTTAATCTATCTAACATTTTTGCTATACCATTATATGCTCTTAATGTTGGAGTAGTATACAAGATAGTACATTTTTCAATAGCTTTAGTTATTAAAGCATCATCTGTTGATACATCTAAATCAATTGACTCTAAAATCACATCTTCTTTATCATCTTCTTGCATATTAAAGAAAGGATTTAGTTCTGGATTAGGGCAGGTCATGTAAAAGATATACGCATATATTTTAAGATGATTATCAGGATAGTTAACCATTATATCATGAAGCCAGTTAATAGTGTAATAATGCTCTGTAGCTTTGACGACACCATTCTCTATATCAAATAACTTTATTGTCATTTTTTCTTAAGTTTTATTTCTGGAAAGTTTTGTAAATGCTTTATTATACTTGTTACTTCACGTTTTAAGTATGGAAGTTCATATGGTACTACTTTGTCTACAATAGGATTACCTTCCTCATCTCTAATGTATATAGGTCTACCATATTTATCTTCACCATTCTTCTTAAATACGATATGCTCTAGCATTATCTTACCAGGCTTAAGATTTGGATTATGTTTAATAATTATAAACATGTAAATAGATAATTGCAAGGCATAGTGTATATAATTGCAGTCATCTAAATGATCAATAGGTGATGACATCTTTTCACTTATACCCTCATAATTCTTATACGACTCAAGCTTAATTTCTTTATTAGTTTTATAATCGTATATGTTTAAAGTATTCTGAACTACTTCAACTCTATCTGCTTGACCACAAATACCTGCTGATTTTAAGAATACCATGTGCTCAGGGTAAATACCTTCTACGAGGTTTTGATCAGGTGCTATCTTTACACCATTATCTTCTATAGGTTTAAATACAGGGATGTTTAATCCTAATCTACCTATTGTATCACAAGAGAGCAAGTCTGCTTCTCTTTGGTTATGATACCATGTACCAAGATCTAAAGCTGTTGAATTACCACTATCCCATATAGATATGATTTCTTCAACTGACATTCCAAACCACTTAGATCTTTTATTCTTAGATGATTTAAGTGCTTGTACGTTTTTATCAAATGGTTTTTTAAATAAGC